TAATAGTAAAGCTAATACCATGCCCAGCAACAACGTCAGTACGGGAGTCAAAAAAGGGTTCAGCGTTTCCGCTAACCACGATCTCAAAGTCTGCATCGGTTACGTTTCTTTTAAGTAGTGTTACAATGTCGATAATAATCCCTGCCGTGTCTGATAGAACCTCAATGGTGTTAGAACTGCTTTCAAATTGTCTGTCCATCACAAGCATTGAGAAGTCATAATTGACTGCCTTCTGCTCTGTGTTAAATGTGAAGCCATTTGGAACTAACCACACAAGAGGATAGTATTTAACTTCATCAACTGCAAAGTCAAACTCTGCTCCCACTGCGAACTTTCCCACCATCTTGTGGCTTTCCGCTTGGGTTTTTATCTTTTCGATGATTTGGTTGAGCGTCATACTTTTTCAGTTTGGCTTCGTTTTTTAGCCTCCATTTATTCTTCGTCATTAGGGAAATCGTAATTGTAGAAGCAGTCATCACTTGTACCCGGCATATAAATGCCTCCAAACAATGCTGTATTCTTTGGTCGAATTACATCAAAACCACTTCCAGGATTCAAGAACTTAGGATATAATGTTGGATTCTCTCTTAAATAATCTCTTAATCGTTCTGCATAATACTCCGCCTTATCTCTGTATCTCTGCTCTATCTGTGTCAATTCACTTGTTGTAATCGGTGTGGCATTCTCAGAGTTGCGAGTCGCTACTGACTTATTCATGAACTTGAACGTCATTGGCAACATTGACTCAGTGAGTGAGTAGTATTTCAAACAAGGTGCAATGTATGAATCTAACAATGTTCTGTTGTCACTTGTCAGAGTGTCGTTATATGCCTGATCTTGCAACTCATCATAAATACCCGAGCCAATCACATCACGAATGTAAATCTCTTGAGCTTCCTTGATTGCAGATTTTAAAAGCTTAGGATCAACATTTTCATTGATAGGTGAATTATCTCGTAGGTATTGAGTCGATATAAAATAAACAAAGTTAGCCATTGATTCTTCTTCTTAATAATTGTGGTTGCCAAATGTGTCTGCAATATGGAACGTGAGTGGTTGTGCCTTTGATTGTCATCCATCCACCTCGTCTTTTCCAAGCTGAATAACCAGGATCATTGTATTCCCTTGCAAGAATCACAGATATTTGGTCAATTTCTTCCCTTGTGTAAACTCGGTTGAGTCTTATCATTCTCTGACAAAAGTCACGAGATGTAGGCAACAAATCGCCTCCGCTTATTCCCGGTGCTTTCTCATAAGTGTAACGAGTCACAATCTCTGTTCCTACATTTGAATTTTCAAGAGTGGTTGTTCCTTCAGGTGTGATTTTAAAACCATCCTCAACAGATTCAATCAAGCCTCTTTGTGCCATATCATCAACCTCTCGCATTATCTCCTCCACAGGCTTTTTAATGTTGTTAGAGAGCGTTTCTAAGGTGATTCCCTCGTTACTATACAGCCACTGCAAAATCATCGCTTGTAGAGCATCTCCGAACTCCAAGGGTACTGACTCAAAATTGTCAGCATCTTCACCAAACTCAGCAAAAACTTTTAAATCTTTGTCATCATCCCATCCAAAAGGATTCTCACAGCTCTCACATTTTACTTGTTCAGACATTGCTGTTGTAGCTGACATTCCTAACTCAATACGAGCCTCATCTCTGTCAATGATGCCTTTCTCAAATAGTTCAATGTAGTCAAGTCCAATCGGTGGCTTGTTTTTAGTTTTAAGCTTGACAGGTGTAATGTATTTAAATATAGAACTCAAGGCTCTATCCATTTGATTCTGTCTTGGCTCAATGTAGGAAGTTTGGAAAGCCTCAAACGCTTCAATTAACTCGTTACGCCCTCCAAGTTGCCCCTCTGTCTTGATACCGAAAAGCATTGGAGAAGTAACTCTGTGACTCATCAAAATCTCCTCTTGGACTGTGTTGTTCAGAATGTCGAATTGCTTGTCAAAGTCTGATGGTGCAAGGTTGTTAACTACTGAAGGAGTTTCATTCGGATCGTTGAACTGAATGATAATACTTCCAGCGTTATCTGTTCCGCTAAAGTTGTCTTTAAATCTTCTGATTGTTTGACGAGCTTCCTCTGGTGACGGAATGCCCTTAAACAATTGTAAAAGCGTCTGAGCAGAAAAGCCTGACTTGATGCTGTTCAAATGGAAGTTGGCAATCTCTGTGTCTATCTCGATGTATTTAAGAGCTGATTGGTATGGTGCTGTTGGATATTCACCACATCCTGCTTTGTACATCTTAAAATAATACACTTGCTTAGATTCTCTCGTGTTGGGATTCCAAGGATAATAATGTTCAGGCTCAACTTTTCTTGCAGTCCAATCTTCAGCGTATAAATAATGACCATCTAATGAGTGACGGACATTCTGAAAAGGCAAATGATAAATCTCAGCTATTTTAGTTTTTGCTTTGTTCCAGATGATTTCTAAAGCAAACCCATCAAACAACTCAAGGTCTTGAGCAATTTTTGATTTGAGGCTGTCAAAATCTTCATAGGCGTTAATTGAATCTAATGCCTCGTTTGCTTTTGCAACATCCTCTGTGTTGTATGCTACAATTTCGGTTTTATCACCAGCAATGAAGTCAGCTTTCTGAGTTACTATTGCTCCGTGCTTTGGTGAGCTGTTAAATAGATCAATCAACATTTGAGGATAAGCATTATCCGCACCATAAGTCAAGAAGCCTTTTGATTTGTTCTCCTTGAAGATTGGGATTTTGCTTTCCGCAAAGTTTATCCGTATGAAGTTATTTTCCATTCTTTACAAAAGTATTATAATGAAACATCGAAGCCCATGTCCACAACGAGGCATATCCAATATTTATAAGTATTTCGGGAATCGGTGGGTATTGAGCCGTTAGAACGTTATACAACGCCCCTAATGCTGGGATTGCCAAGCCCACTCTTAACATGGCTTGTTCGATCAAGTTTAGTTTAGCCAATGCCTTAACATCACGCCCAAAAACGAATATATAAAACAACGTCGCATTTACGCATATTAAAAGGTTTGCTATTTCGTTAATTATCTGCATCGATTTTTTCTTTAAAGAATCTTTTTGCCACCGCCTCAACTCCTTTAAGTCCTAAGAACCCAAGAATAAAAGCAACACCATTTTGATAGTTCGTTTCTGATATAGACAATGCCGAACATACAACGGGTGTGATGTAGTTAGCACTTGCAACGCCCGTGATGATAGCAAAAAACGTCTGCTTGATATTCTTTGCCGAACCCTTACCCAATAGCAACAACGAGCCGAAAAGTCCCGCTATTGATTGCATTATATTTATTCCTATTTCGTCTAAAAAGGTTTTCATATCTCTTCACTTGGTTCGGGGAAATACTCAGGATGTAGTTCTTTACACTTTTCAGTCCATTCAGCGATTGCCCTTGATGAACCAAACGTATGAACGCCCATCGGTGGACACCATACTATTTTAGAATCCCAAGAACTTACCGAATCACCTTTCCACAAAACATCAACGTGGTATTTACTTGAAAGAACGGGTTCGGTTATTACTTCGCCTTCGCTATCGTATGTGCCTTCTTCAAGGACTATATTACCCAATCGCACGATGCTATGAGGATGGCTTGGGTTACCATCTTCGTCAACTCCTAATCCATCGATGTAGGTGTTGGCTTCTGTTTCGTTTGTAAATGAATATTTTCTGAACATTTTATATTGTTGTTAGTGTGGCTAATTCGTCGTTGGTTAGTCGTGTGGGGAATACGATTGCTTGGGATACTCTATCTGCCAAAGTGAAGTTGTCCGAATTTCTTCTTGTGCCTATCAAAACTTGGCTTGTTGTTGGTACACTTCCGCTTGTATCGGTCGCAACTTGCACCCCATTAACATAAAGTGCAAAATCGTTCGCCTTGTACGCCAATGCTATTTTGTAGTTTCCACTTGTGATACTTGACCCAAACAATGCCGCTTGAGTCACGTTTGAAACTTGAACAAGACAATAAATGCTATTTGTTCCAGAAGCATTTCTTTCAACTCCTAAAATAATACAATTTTGCAAGTCACTTACATTGTTGTTTGTAGTCAAAATACCAGAAACGGGAGAACCGCTTTCTATCTTGACATTTAAATCAACCTCCGCATAAAGCACACCCTCCGTTTGCCCAATCAACGAACTAATACCCGTCTTACTACAAGAATCAGCCGACCTCGTCACACTACTACCATAGGTAGGTATGTAGGATGTTGGGTAACTTCCGAGTTCTGCTTGGAATCCGTAGGCGATTGTTGAACCAGCCGAAGGCAATGATAAAACAACTTGAACGTTTACGGTTCCCGAAGCACTCCAAGTGCGGGTAACGCTTTGCCTATACCATCCGTTCCCGTAATCTACGGAACCATTATAAACATTTGTTCCCGTTCCGCCCGTTGCTCCACCAAAGAAAATGACTTGCGTAGTGCTTTTTGTAAATACAGAGATTGTGTAAGTTGTTCCGCTTACTACGCTTAAACCAGTAGATATGATTTTATTAACGCTATCCCCACCAGCGGCAAAGGCAATAGTGTAGGCATTTGTATACCCATCTGGACTAATTGTGGTATTTGCTGTAATTGTTGTACCAGCAGTCTTTCCCCAATAAGCATTATCAAACTGCTCACTATACAAAGCCAAATTACTCCTCTGAGGCTCTAACAAAAGACTTGGACAAGTAGCCCCACCCGAATAGTCAAGGCGTGGCATATCCTCAAGAATACCCGCTTGTGCAGTTGTGGTGGTTGTAGTGATTACGTCTGTACTAACTAAGCCGAGTTCTAACTGAGCGTCTTGGATGTAGATAGTTCCTGTACCACCTGTTCCAACTCCGTTGTTGCTTGGCACTGGGTAAAATAAAACTCTGTTAAGACTCTCGTTGAATATAATAGTGCATCGGTAATATCCGTTTCCTGCGGCTTCAATTTTAGTGTCTATAATACCACTCTCAACTGTGCCAACCGAACCGCTTGATAAATCAAAATAAGCACCTCTATAAGCCGATGCAGAGTTTTGCACTCTTACATAAATCCAATCAAAAGAACCAACCTTTGCGTATATTGAGTAGGATTGTACTCCGCTTGTTGAAATGTCTTGAGCCACATAATTATACCCACCACCTCTTGATGCCAACCAAGCATCGTTTGTACCATCATATCCTGCTTGACCCGAAGTCAAAGCAGTACCCGAATTATACCAAGTAGTATCAAACGTATTTGATTGAAGCAACAGATTCTCCCTACCCTTCTCTATTAACCCCTCACTATTAACACGGGTTGCCGATAAGTTAGAACCACGACTGAACGTGAAATCTCCATCTCCGTTAGTTGGCTTGACACTATATAACGTGCCATCTTTGTAGCCGCTTGGTATTTGTATTAATGATGCTTTATTTAATAAACTCATTTTGTTAATTCTTCTAATTGGTCATTGGTTAAACGGGTAGGGAATAGCATTGCTTGGTTTAATGGACAAGCCGCATTATATGCAGCCGCAGTTTCATAAATACCTACACCCAAACGGCTACAAGGTGGTACTGCACCGCTTGTATCTGTTCCAATTTGTACCCCATTTACATACATTACAAAATCATTGTTTGCATAGGCAACCGCTATCTTCTTAATACCGCTTTGATTTGAACCAGTAAAAATTTCAGCAACCAATGTAGATGAAGTAACTACGGCTAAAGCGATTGCATCAGTATTTCTGTTTTGAGCAATAACTATTCGGTTAACTAATGTTCCATCCGAAATGGTTAAAAGGCGTCGATTGTTACCTCCGTAAATATCACCGAGAACCGCAGTATCAACCTCCACAAACATAGTCCCCTCCGTTTGCCCAATCAACGAACTAATCCCCGTCTTATAACACGCATCCGCTACTCTGGTCGTGCTTGTTCCGTATGTGGGGATGTAACTTGTGCTATAACTTCCAATCTCGCTTTGCATTCCATAAGCCCAAAAACTATTTGTTGAAGATGATGTAGCAAGTCTTACCGCAGAACCACTATCTACCATTCCTATGTAGTGGCTTATTGGCGTTCCAGTAGTCATTTGAACTGAACACCTATACCAACCATTTCCATAGTCCTCAATATCGCTTGTTCCGTTTGTACTGCCTACTACTCCGTTTTGAATATCAAAGTTTGCATAAGTAGCAATACCACCCATACCCAACTGAATCCATTGGTGGGAATCATATTTTGCAAATACACTGATTGTGTATGCACCGCTTGATGCGGGATTAAAGTTTACAACTTTTGTAAGAGTACCAGCATCACCCGTTACCAATGTAGCGTTTTGTACTCCCTCTGGGCTTGTAGCATTATTGTAAGACAAACTAACATTGGAAACACTATAAGAACCGATATGCTCGGAAGATGTCACTACGTTAGTCCTCTGTGGTTCAAGCAAAAGACTTGGGCATCCTCCTCCGCTATAATCAACACGAGGAACGTCATCTGTTATACCCTCATAGACTGCCGTTGTTGTTGTTTCAATGTAAGGTTGAGCGACTAAGCCCTCGTTTAGCATAGCGTCTTGAATTAGGATGTTACCGCTTGTTCCGCTTACATCTCCATCATCATCTGCTGGGTAAATTCTTATTTCTGTAATACCTTGAGAAAAAACTAATTTTAAACGATACCAACCCGTTGCACCTACTTGTTCAATACTTGAATCTATATAGTTAGTGCCTCCAGTAATACCTTTTACTCCGTTTTGTAAATCAAAAAAAACATTTGGATTATCAACTCCATCAATCGCTCTTATCCATATCCAATCAAGCGTACCCGCTTTAGCATATACACTCAAAGTACAAACACCACTTTTTGTTATGGCTTGTTGAAGTCTACCGCTTCCCGCAATCTTTGTAAGTAGCCACGCATCATTTGAACCATCATAACCGCTTTGTCCACTTGTTTCGGTGCTGCCACTATTTGTCCAAGTAGTATCAAACGTATTTGATTGCAACAAGAAATTAGCCCTCTCCTTTTCAATCAACCCAGCACTATTTACCCTTGTTGCCGCACTACCTCTTGAAAACGTCATATCGCCATCACCCGTGTCGGGAATAGCCGAATACACCTTACCCTCTTTTGTTGCCGTAGGTGCTAAAACTAACGACGCTAAATCGATTAAACTCATCCTTTCAAATCTCTAATTACTTGGTTGAAACAATCCGCCCCTTCAACTACCCCACTATCACCCGTTACCCTTGTTTGGAACGTCTGCCAATAGTCGAAATAAGGCATTCTAAAGTTTGACATCGTGCAACTCAACGCCTCTACCGTACCCCCATCCGATTCTACACGACTTATAAGGTCGTTAAGAACTTTGAACGGATAGCCCTTGTATCGGGTTGATTTGACAAATACGCCTATCATCGGTTATACGCTACGATTGAACCGCTTGTTAGTGTAATGCTTGAAATGTAGTTTCCGCTTTCAACAGAGATGTAGATGCCGCTTCTCAAAGTTACTCCGCTTAATCCCAAAGCCGTCATAAGACTTGAGCCGTCTTCGTCAAGGATAGCCGATACAACTGCATCATCGTTGACAATAAAGCCTCTGAAAACGCCTGTATTGGCACTCGTGTTTGAAATAACTTTGCAGCCTGTGTAACCTGCTGAAAAGGATGTTGATGTACTACTCATAAATTTTCTCGTTTAATGTGGGTGTATATTGTGTTTTTACTGTTGCAATAGGATTCACTTTTAACATTCCTTGCTCCACTAACTCATCCGCATCGTCAGGATCAGTGTTGCTTGGTGATGTCTGTGCATATACTCGATAGGAAAACTCCCCGCTATCTACTGAAAAGGTTGAACCCTCAGTTACAGAAAACTTGTTGTATCTCTCTGTGTATGCACTTACGTCTGTCAAAATGAAATTGGTTGTGTTGTTAGTCAATCGGTGTGTAATGCTGAATAAATATGTAGGATCAGAAATGGTAGTTTTCTCTGTTAAAGTCAAATACCAGAACTTAGTTTCCTCCTGTGTAATTGTAAGCATCTATATATAATTAAGGTTTTTGTCAAAATGGCGAAAAAAAAGAGGAGAGCCGAAGCCCTCCCCCTGTTAGAAACTATGAAAACAAGAAATTAGATTCCCAACGTCGTTGCTACAGCAGCCTGTACCAAGTATGGAGATTCAGCCTCAATAGCACTTAAAGTGAAATTGTAGCCTTGTACGTCACCCATTGCAGTTCCTGACTCAGAAGTCATTGCAGTGATGTCGCATCCGTACTCGTTACCAGCTAACCAATAGTTATCGTTGTTGTCCTTTACTATGCAGAATACACGATTCTGAGCAAGGAGCTTTAACTCATTACGCTTTGTTGTTGACAACTTACGCAAACGAGCAACAATGTCAGATTGGTTAAATACTGTACCGTTCTCTTGTGATACGTTTGTAGTGGTAGTCATGCTACCCACGCCCTTCGGAAGCTCATAGGTGTAAACATCCCCTGAAACAACTGTTGTAGCCGTTACCTCGCCACCGCTTACGGTGAACCCGGTAGAAGCCCAGTCGATTAAATGAATGCTCTTGATTCCACCAACGGCATCCTTGCAGTCAAGTGTAAATCCTTGTGTTAGATTACAAGCCATTGGTTACCTCCTTTAAGCTAAAGTGAATTGAACTAATTGATCAGGGAAAGCAATCTGTACACCATACTTCATGGTTGCACGGAATCTTACCTCGTCGTTATCTTGAGAATACCAGAATCTGTACTCCTCCTCCTCATTTGCAAGGTCAGTACCCACAAAGAAGTTAGACAAACGAGCAGCGAACATTCTGTTTGTTCCGCTTAGTCCACCAACACCGATCAATTTGATGTTAGTACCTGGAATCATGATTTCCATTCCTTCAGCATCAACAGCGTAGTGGAACAAGTTAGAATCACGCAAAGCAGTTGTGTACTTCTTGAAAGTGTCGATACCAGCAAATACTACTAAGTCATCAGCATCAGCGATGTCAGCAGGTAGAGCGTTGTACATGTCATCAATCAAACTTTCGATGTTTGAAGTAGTGATGGCAGTTGCACTTGAAGTGTTACCAGCGATAGTAGAAGCAGAAGCCGCATCAATGATCTTGTTGAAACCATCAAAACGATTTGTGTTAGGGTTAGTGTTACTTGTTGCAGTGTTACCTTGCCACATTGCCACTTCTAACAACTTAGCGATACGAGATGCTTTCTCGTTACCGATTTGCTCCTCAAATGGAACAGCCTCAGGAGAACCTGGTGCGATTTGAGTCTGCATCCACTTAGCTTCTAAAGTCTTAGGGCAAAGAGTTTCTTCAACCTTAATCTTTCCTACTGTGATGTCACGCTGAGAGAAAGTTGTGTTTCCTGAAGCGTTGTAGCCACAGCCATCGGCTTGGAAGAATACGTCAGAAGTTAAGATGTTCAAAGCCTCAGCAGACTTTACACCTACTTGCACCTGACCAGCCGCTTGTAATACAGCAGCAGTCTTTGATCCGAAAAGGGATTTTACTACTAACTCGGTGCTTTGCTCGTTAGTATAGTCGGTTAAACCAGTTACGTTAAATGCCATGATTAATTATTTTTTTAGTGTTTTTGCGATTTTTACAATGTTTGCGAATTGCTCCTCTTTCTTTGACAACTTTGCTGGAGCTTTAGTTGGTTCTTCACTTGGAAGGTCTGCAACCTTTTCTACCAAGTCAACAGTTTTACCAAATGCCTCTTTCATAGAGTTAAAGGCACTCTCGTTTGTGTTTAGTTTCTCCTCTAAAGAATTAAGTTTTTCAACTGCTTCCTCAAAGCGAGTAACTAAAGAATTGAAAGCCTCAAGTGAAGCAAACTCAGCAGGTGCTTCTTCAGCAGCTACTTCCTCAACTTCTTCGGCTGGTTCTACAATCTCAGTAACAACACCGCCTTCGGTGGTTACGAGCATTCCGCCCTCTACTTCGTGAACAGCATCAGGAGCAGCAACTAAGCCTTCCCCTGTTTGCACAAAGATTTCAGTTCCAACAGCCAACTCACCTTCCCACTCAACGATAGTACCGTCAACAAGGGTTGCAGTTGCCATTTCAACTTCTTTCTTTTCTTCTTCACCAAATAGAAGTGAGCGAATTTCGGTCAATACTTCTTTTGAATTCATCTATATATATTTAAGGTTTTAAAATAAGTGGCTCAGTTTTTACCGTCCCATTTCTCTACTGCCTTCTTTACAGCGTTGTAAATTGCGTTTAATTGTCTTTCTTCTTCGTTGACATCAAAGTCAAAAAATCCTTCAACTGAAAAGCCTTTAAACTCTCCGTCTTTTACCCTTGCCCAAATGTCATCATCGTTCACAATGTAGCTCAAGAACCAAGAACCATCTGCAACCTCATCATATCCCTTTGGTGGGTATTTCCCACGCTCACGATCAACGATGTAAGACTCAAATAATGAAAGCCCTTTTGTTTCTTTCTCGTGGTGGATGTTTACTGAATCATAAAGGTCAGACTTCGCCCATTTCTTGGCGATTTGAAAGATGGTGTCAGCGTCAAAGTACACATAGTATTCACCTCTTGCTGCATCGTATCTGTAAATCCTTTTCTCCGCTTCCATAGCCATACCGGTGATGATTCTTTTCTCCTCGTCTTGAATAGCAAAACCAATCTGATGGCTGTGAGCTTTTAATGGAGTTTCAATATCTGTGTGTGCTTCCTCTGCTGAGCATGGCATCCACTTGTCACCCATTTGATGTGATCCTGTGCAACCTATCTTCTCAGCGTATGCTTCAGCCTCCTCTTTAGTGTTAAACAATGGTAAGTCCTCAGTGATGTATCCAGGTAAGGTTGAAACCTCAACATCATACTTTTGTTTCTTCTTTGCTTTTCTCAATTCCAATTCCTCAAGCTTTCGCTCTGTGTATCTGAGCATTTCATCTCCACCCCATAGCAAGTAGGAGATAGTGCCACAAGCTTCTGTATCGCTTGGGTTGTAGTATTCCTTTGCACGGCTTAAATAAGAGTAAGTGCGTTTAATCGTTTCTAATGAAAGATTTTCTCTTGCTATGAGCTGCCGTGAACGATTTTTCCCCACTAAGGTAGCACAATCATTGCCGACTTTCTCGTTTAGGTTAATTCCACGTTGAGCGTTTTGACTTGCTGCCTTTGGGTAATCATCAAAGAACTTTTCTTGATTGTTAAAGTATTGAAAATCTCTCTCAATGGCTGGATTGGTTACAAGGCTAACAAAGTTTACCCCTGTTTCATCCTCATCATTGATGACTAACTTGTATACTGGTAGTTTGTCCATTTTATATAATTAATTTTTTTGGTTTATTGGTTTACTTTACGATTGACACATCCTCTGTGACTTTCACTTTTTCTTGGGTGTTGCTGATGTCGTATTCAGTGACATAAATTCTCTGTTGACCTGTGAATTGCTCTGTTCTTGGAAGCCTTACAGCAGGAGCTTGTAATCCTCGAGCAAAACCTCCTCCACCTTGTCCACCTTGAACACTAAAAGCTGACACTCCTGTAAATTCTTGACTTCTGATTTGCTGAACTTGTGCCAATCCAAATGCTGCTGCGAGTAATGCTTGAGTAACGGCATAAGCTCCAGCCGTCGCTTGGTTCAATGGGTTCTTCTGTGCCTCCTTGTAAGCGTTCACAGTTGCTTCAATCGTGCTGATTGTTGTTTGTACAACCGCAAGTCTTTTGTTTAACTCAAAGGCTTTCTTTTGACGTTCTTCATCTGCACCTGCAAAGGCATTAGACAAAGCACCCACAACGCTCAATGTTTCTTGGAATGTGTTTACAATGTCTTGACCATACGCTCCTATAAACAACTTGGCTCTTTCTAAGGCTGATTTTTGTCTACCTTCAACAAATTCAAGTGTTGCATCGGTAGTTCGCATGGTAGCCTCTCCTGTTTCCGTTATTGTTTCAATAGTTTGACCTTTGAGTTCATTCTGTTTATCAATGAGTTTTTGCATTTCCTCATTGTTCTTACGAATAGCCTCTGTGTTGTCATCTACTGACTTTGTGGATTTGTTAGTTTGTTCTTGCTGTTCTAATTGAGCAAAAAACAATTTATCGGTTTGCTGTCTTAACCTAATAACTTCATTGGTTAATTTGAAGTTTGCAAGGGTTGCTTTTTGTAAGTCTTCAAGATTTTCATCAGCATCTAAAGATTTTTGTTTAGTTAACTTCAGAACTTCTTCATCTTGTTTTATTCTCTCTTTTATCTGTTCAATTTCTCTTTCATTTGCCTTAAGTTCTTGTTCTTTTTGAAATAACCTAATTTGACTTGCTCTTAATTCTCCTTGTGTTAGTGCTATTCTCTCATTTTGCAAGTCACGAATTTGATCGTTGTATGCTTTTTGTTCTTCTGCTGCTTTTTTGGTTTCCTCTGAAACTGAACTAAATGCGTCTGACAATCTTAGAATACCCTCAATGATCAATCCAATACCTAATGACAAAAACGCCTTTTGTACCAATGTCAATGAAATATACCAAGCTCTTGTCGCTCTTGCTACGTTTAAAATAGCAGGTGCAAATTCTCTTAAATCTCTTAACCCTTGAGAGAATACTAAAGCACCTTGAACCCTAAGCAATACCTTTTCAAGTTCTTCTGATTCTGTACCAAATAAAGCCGTTGCTCCTGCCGCTAATTCAAAACCAGCCGTGACACCTTGAGCTGCACGAAACATTTGCTCAGCTCCACCTCTTGCCCCATCAATAGCAAAATCAAGTTCCTCAAGTTGCTGTTTGTAGCGACCTGCAACCTTGATGGCTTCTTGTGTACGCTTGTCATTGATTCCGAATTGCTGAGCGAGTTTCTCAGCTTCAAGTTGCGTTTGTGATACCGCATCGCCTAAATCTTCGTATGCGTTTGCTGCTTGTTTTACCGTTGACGTTCCGTTTACGTCAATATCTATATTTACTGCTTCGTTTATTGCCATTAGTGTCCGTGAGTTAAAATCCAGTATTGTGTGCCGTCTGAAATGACTTGGTCATATCCGTTCTTTGCGTTTGATGTGTGAGATGTTGCATCGTCGATTAAAATAGAGCCATCCCCTGCGTTTATTGTTACCGAGTTAGATGATTGTGTTTTCTTTATGACATACATCTTGCCACTGTTGTTAGTAGGATCAGGTAGAGTCACTGTGATGTTTCCGCTTGTTGTGTCGCACAAAATTAGATAATCGTCATAGGTTGCTGAATAAGGTGAATCGGTATTGTCTATATCAACCACCTTTCCAGAGCCTAACCATGTACCGAGTACAGGCTGATTCTCAACATATACTCTCCGACCTTCAGGAACTACAAAATCTGTACAATTTAAAGCAGTGGTAAATTCCATTCCTTTACTGACCTTTGTTCCCTCACTACCCAAGACAGTAACAAATGCAGAACTTGATTGATTGTTATCTCCGTTTGTTATTGTGTCAGAATTACCCGTGTTGTTTCCAACAGTCACGCCTCCTTTCCAACTAAAGTCTGGAGTTTCTGGTTGACCATCCACCGGGAATCTGTCTTTTGTTGCCTCTCCCTCTCCATCAAATCCACCTTGACCAATTTTCTGATTGTCGCTGATGTAAGGTGTGTAATAAGTAGAAAGCAAGAACTCACACAAGTAAACTCCATCTCTTGTAGGTCGGTAGTCAGTGATTTTGTTCAATTTCCAATACTGCCCTTCAAAGAAGTAGTTATAAGCAAAAGATATGTTCCCCCAATCATTCGGAGTGATTCTGAAATAACCCTTAAATATCTTTGAGTTTTTATCGCTTATCTCTGAGATGTATTTGTAGTAGTATTTATTAACCAGGTTGTCATTTGAGTAAGGGAATCCAACCGGCACATAAGCCCTCTGAACCATTCCAAAGTTTAAATCAAAACTCATTGAATCAGTGTCATCAATGTGCAAAGTCAACGGGTAGTTTGTTTCATTAGGTGCAGTGATATTCGTGCCATCGTTTATATACCCCCCTCCTGCTGTACTGTAATAGTCAAATGTCCAATATTCGGAAGTTGCTTTTAAACCTCCATAGTATAAAATGCGAAGGCTTGAATCATCCTCTGCTACATCAGAATAGTAACGACCTGATATTTTATCCTGATACATTACAGTCGGAGCAAACGTCACCTCAATCTTTTTCTCTTGCTTGATAAAATCATTATCAATGTCAACTGTCCTATCTCCATAGATACGAGAATAAACGTCTTTGTATTGCTTGTTTAATATATCGCCTCCGTCTTTGTAGCTGAATTTGTATGGGTTGTTTTGCAACTCTCCCATTGGTAGTAATTGATGCGGCTGAGAGTAGTCAAGTTTCTGACTCCAATCAATATTATCTCCGTTGTAAAATTCATCCCTTGTTTCTATCCTCAGAGTCTTTGTGTCAGTCTGCTCAATGTATAGATTGAACATCTTCACGAGATTCAACAGAAATTCCTTCTGTGTCCAGTCACCTGTAAAGAACTGACCGAAATCAATCGTTCTGTTGTATGCAATCAAGAAAGCACTTGATTCGTTGTACACATAGTTTCCAGTGCTGATTTGTATATCCTCGTCTCGTCTACTGACTTGACCAAGAACGGACAAAGTATCGAGATATGAATGAAGATATTTGACCTGCACATAATCACCCTCTGTCAAATCAAATTCTGCAGTCTTGCCTACATAGTCTGTGTTATTGACATAGATGTCCACTGTTTGAATTGGATGTGAATTGCCATTTACAAACACACCAAACTCCAACAAATTAGATGTCGGTGGAGGAGCAACTAAATCGACCTTCACATACCAAGAGAAACGCCCAGAAACAGGTGCTGTGTACTTATAATTTCCTGCTGAATTATCAAAGTTCCCACCATTGTCAAAGTTCCCTCCTGTGCTATCATTTGCCACAGGAATAAGGTCACCCACGCTCAAAGTAGTAGCCCCAGTCACCTGAGCCTGAAACAATCTATTTGTAACCCCTGAAGGCTGCTCTGTTAACGCTCCGTAAGTATATGGAACAATGAGCCTTTTAAATTCATCTGTTTCAAAGAATGAGTCATTTGTGTACTCATATCCGTAAGTGCTGAATATCTTGTCAACGATTGTCTTTGCATATAAGCAAGGAGTATGATCATCAACTCTCCACTTGCTACAATCATTTGGAATGGTTGCCCTCTTTGGTGTTATTTGACTCCACACATAGCCCACGCCATACTCAAACGCTGTAGGTGTGTCATTAATATAAATTTGAGAATCCCACGAGTCAGTGATGTTTACAATGTTGACTGTGTGATTGTATTCTGAGAAATCAAGGTCAGCGAGTTTTGCGTTTTCAATGCTTGTGAATAGATTAGCCGTTTCTCCGTGTATCGTGCAGTTATAACCAATCAGATTGTTGTTCTCAACGATTATCTCGGTCAGTCTTATGAATCCCCTTATCTGCTCAATGCCGTCTGCTGTAACAAAGCAATCTGCTTTCTTATTAGGGTCAAAGTCAGGTGTGTATTGTGCTGTTCCTGTTATCTCATTTGCAACCTCAAAGATGTTTCCAAAGATTTGATTGTTGTTTTTAGTTGCCGGTATGGTTAGAGTCTTTGTGTAGTCTGAACTTCTTTGCTCAGGATTGCGAATGTCTGCAATAGAGCGAGTGATGACCATATCAAAGTCAGGAGCAAGGTCTAACTTGTTAGCATTGAAAGCTCTCTCATCTAACGTGAGCAGCCCAGCCGATAAACAATCAACTCCCTCAAGTATGCCACCCGTTGACAAAACCCTCTGCTGATATTGGCTAAATATCTGCTGATAGTCGCTGTCATTGGTTTTAATAAATACTTCTATCATAGACGCTGCACTTTGTCAGGGAAACTCAACTCTGCTTCAATCCTCAAATTAAACGCCTTGTCATTGATGTGATACCTCTGCTCATATTCGCTGTCAGTAATATTCACCGTGTACAAAGCATCATCATAAATCCAAACTCTTGGACTCATTACCAACTCTCTAAGCCATACAGATTCAGCCTCTGTGATCAGGTCGCTGTTTAGTGTGATTCTCTGTTGTGCCTCTGTGTAGTATTGACTATTATTGAAAGACTGATTTGTATAAGCGTAGTTTTGCCCATCTAAAGTGTATGGGTTCGCTCGGTAGTTTCTTCTGTCAATATCAAAGTTATCTCTCCTCACTTTGTTAAACCTAAACGATTCAACTGCTCCCAAGCGGTTAAGAAAGAACACATCGACTGCATCGTATTTTGAACAACGCTCATCAATGTTTATCGTGTAAGCTGAGCCTACTAAGTTATTTGACGAATCCTCTGGGCGTATCGTGTAAGACGTTGCACCTGTCGGAATGCCGCCCGATATATTCGAGCCAATAGGGAAACGAACCATATCATCTGAGGTCGCACTGATGTTGACAGTACTACTATCAGAAAAAGTGACAAGTAAATGGTCGAGAGTGCCATCGTGTAAAGCGTAAAGCCAATCCTTTTGATTTCTGTGTATGCGTTTTGAAACATTGTTTGATAAGAATCCTGCTGTACTTCCTGAAGCCATTATATAGTTACCCTCATCATAATTCAAGAAAGTTGACGGAGCGAGTGCTGCATTCCAAATAGTGTTACCTGTTACAGTTGCCTCAGCTAATGTCTGAGTGATTGGCGATGTTGTTCCAGTGCTGTACTCATAGCCGAACTCCAACTTGTAATCAAAGAATGAGTTTGAGCAACCACTTGCTGCTGAATCAGTGTAATCCCAATCTTGAGTGACGTATGATTCAAGAACACGAGCGATGTTGAACACCCCTCGATTGTTTGATCCATAGTACAAAGGAACTTTGAGCCTGGTTAAGAGCGAGTCAGTTGAGTTCTTGACATCGCATATAAATTTAAAGTTGTAATTGCTTGTTATCCCGGTGGATGTTTCCTGAACAACCCACAGATTGTCATTGTAGGCTGGTTGGTGTGTTCCACTGACTTGGTGACTTGTAGTGAGTGCCATCTATTTATAATTAAGAAATCAACCGAAGTGGCTGAATTAGAGCAGTTCGTTCAAACAAGCACACACATAAGACTCAAAACCTGATGCTGCCGCCTTCTCTAATCGCTTCTGCCTCTGTTTGCTTATTGTGGTGTGAAACGCAAGAGTATTCAGAAACTCAGTCAGTGGCATCTCAAGAATAGCATCCCACTCTTGCCGTCTGCCTCCTGCTAATCTGTCAACGAGTCCGAGCCATCCGAAAACATCTCCTTTGCTTTCTTCACCTCCGCCTTCAAATAGGTTAGGGTAGTTTTTAATAATTTCGGATAGAGAGCCGAAAAAAAAAGCGAGTATTTGTAAAACTGTGGTGCTGGTAAATCCTTGAAATTGTCAACCTTCCACTGATAGTCATCCTCTATCTTACGCCCAAAGATGTTCACTCTGTACGATAAACAAGCAATGATTTTGTGCAATGCCTCTATCTTGTCGCTATCACCTAATTCTTGCAGTTCAATAAAGTGATGAGCCTCCATTGCTTTGGCATTCTTCACGAGCTTGAATCTTCTGCCCTTGTGTTTAAATGTCCATTTCAATCGGTGCTTTGGTTCTTGCTCTAAAAACGACAAATCAATTTTCCGTAAGTCATTTAGTGTCCACTTCTCAACCTCCTCGTAAGTTAGCCCTTTAATAATCGCTACTGTGTGAGCTGTTTTCTCAATCGGGTTAAGGTCATCAGGAAGCTCCCCAATCTCTTGAAGCATTCCGATTGTAATATCTTTCCATTTAAGCATAGTAAAATAGTCCTGGTTTATTGTGTTGTTTGCAATCATTGGCAAGAGCTAACGCCATCACGCAGTCATCATGTAGTCCTTGTGGTGCTGTGTATCTCACTCCTGTTCTTGTATATTCAAATTCAAAGTTACGCATTTCATCGGCAATCACACCCTCAGGGAATTTAACTTGCTGACTTTGCACTGCCACGACTAACCCCTCTATCAGTTGTTGCTTAGATTGACTCGTAAATTTAAAGCCTTTGATTCTTGGGTGTTGCCTTTGTAGTTGCTCAACAATAGGATCACCAACGCCTGTGCTATCCACAAAAGCAGGTGTGTTGCCTATGGTTGCCGTAATCTTTTGCAATGTCTGACTCCAATCTGCTTGGAATCTGTCAAAGTGAACGACCTCGCCCTTTTCGTTTAGTCCTATGATCACAGTCCAGTCAGTGTACTTTGCAAGGTCAATTCCGTAAGCCTTCGGTGTGCCGGTACTCTGTTGAATACAAGCGTTGATGTTCTCATGTCCGAATGGGTTGCTATTATCGTCAGCAGGTTCAGCCAAGTATAACTCTTTAAATACATACTCAGGCAAGTCACGTTTAGCTTGTTCAATCTCCTCACGTTCAATGATGCCCTCATCTGCCGCATCATAAGCTGTGATTTTGAAATACTCCATGTTGGGATCACCAGACTTTGCCCTCTCTCCTAATTTGTAGAACCAATTCTTTTTACCCTTGACGTTTCCAATGAGCTTACATTTGCCCTGTGTTGCTGTTAGGGTTGAACGAAGTGCAAACCAAGAGTCCTCTCTCGCTCTTGATGCCTCATCAAAGACTGCCGCATACACATCGTCACCATATAAGTTGTCAGGCTTCTCTGCCGATTTAAACTCAATCCTTGAGCCTACCGGTGTTATCAGTGTCAATTTGCTTTCGTTAGATACAAAGAAGTTTTTCTCTGTCACCTGTGCCTTCATACGTCTGAATGCAATCTCTGCTTGTTGGTACACAGGAGCAACCCACCACACCGATTGATTTTCTTTTAGATTTAAACTCTGCTCAAATAACCAAATTATATGACTTGCAGTTTTACCTGTCTTAGTCGATGCAGCCGTTATCGTGTAACGTGCATCTGAATCCAAGATGGCTTTTTGGTAGCTCGTCAGTTTTGGTCTTGAGTAGTTTATTTGCATACTTGCCTAAGTAGGTCTACACGCTTTTTATTGACGATGTCAATGTTGTGGTGTTCTTGGCAATAGTGATAGTTAATCATACCCACCTCTTTGACTTTGTTTTTCTTGATCAGCTTTCCAATCTCTGACCAATCATTGTTCTTAACAAAGAAACATCCAAGATTGTCACGATGGTTCGTGTACGGCTCAACTGATGAAACAAAGATCGGCAACTTGTATGCTGCCGCTTCGAGAATCTTTAGTTCTGATTTGTATCGGTTGAAATTAGTTGGTAGTAGTGGAGCAATGCAGATGTCAATCTCGGAGTAATACTTGCCAAACTCATTGGCTTTTGTTCCTACCCTTGTCTGAAACCACTCAGGGCGTTTATGTCTTGGCTCTCCTGTGATTGCCTTCTCCATTGTTGCCCAATCAGGAACGTTCTCATGGAAGCCGCACATCAAGAACCTTGCTCCGTATTCCTCACAGATAGGCTTTATTTTGTCTGTAAGCAACTTTAAATCTTCCGTGTGGGATAACCCTCCAACCCAACCGATAGTGAAAGGATGCTCCGTTTCTGCTTTCCATTGGCTTTGATTTAAGTCTAAGGCATTGGGAATTATCTTGACGTTTTGATTGAACTCTTTGACTTTCTCCTCAAGTTGTGGAGTGGTCACCATCACTGCATCTGCATAGTGTAGGCTGTCCTTGATTCCGTTCTTGATAAATGCTCTGTAAAACTTATAAGCTGGGTTGTGTTTGGGTATAATCCAATAGTCATCAATATCAACTATGAAAGGGATTTTCTTTTTGGCAAGTATCGGAAGGATGTTGTATTGCAATCTTCCAAGCCATCGGTTGAATACCACGCAATCATAT